CGAGTTCCATCCCGATGGCAACCTGTCCCGGGTCGTCCTCGGGGCCGCGCCTCCCCCGCGACGGGAGGGGGACGACGCCATCACCCCGCTCGAGCGGCTGGCGGGCGACTCGCAGGCCGAAAAGAGCATCGACGATCGCCTCTTCGGCAAGCTGCCGGGCTTCCGGCGGGAGTCGTAACCGATGCTTGAGCGCGCCCAGACGCTGACGGACCGCATCGACTGGAACCGGCTGGAGGACAGGACGACGTCCGACCGGCAGCTCATCGCGCAGTACATGGTCTCGGAGGCGCAGGGCATCCACCGAGGCCAGGACACGCGCCGGTCGATGAACCTACGCCACGCGCGCCTCTACTTCAACCGCGACCTGTCCAGCATCTACGAGGCCGGGACCGCTACCAGCATCTACGACGGCGGTGTCTATCTCACGCTCAACGTCACCCAGTCCTGCGCCGACACGCTGCTCGCCAAGATGAGCCGCGCCCGTCCGCGGGTGCAGTTCCTGACCGAAAAGGGTAACTACTCGCTGCGCCGATCGGCCAAGCAGCTCACCCAGCTGCTCGACGGGGTCTTTCACCAGAACGACGTCTACAACGGGGACGCCCGTGAAGCCTTCCGGGACTCGCTGCTCTTCGGCTCGGGCGTGGTGCACACGTACGTCACCGACGAGGGTGAGGCGTGCATCGATCGGGTGCTGCCCGACGAACTGCTCATCGACGAGACGGCGGCGCTCTACGGCTTGAAGTCGCTGCGGGACCTCTACCGCCACCGGTACCAGCACAAGGACGCCGTCGCGGACAAGTGGCTGCCGCTCATCAAGGACAAGGACGAGCGCAAGCACGCCGAGGAGACCATCCGCGGGGCGCTCGGCTCGCGGGGTCCGTCGGAGTACGGCAACTACATGCGCGGCCGGGACTGCATGATCCCGGTGTACCAGGGCTGGCACCTCCCGAACGGCAAGGGCGAGGGCGGCCGGTACGTCGTCGCCGTCGAAGGGGCGCTCCTCTACTCGGCGCCGTGGAAGCGGCAGCGCTTCCCGTTCGACTGGTTCCACTGGAACCGCGCGGGTGTCGGTATCTGGGGGCGCTCGCTCGCCGAGCAGCTGGTCCCCATCCAGCTCAAGCTCAACGACCTGCTGGAGACGATCGACGCCGGCCAGCGCCTCAACTGCGTCCCGCGCATCTACGTGCAAGACGGGCTCGTCAACGAGGAGCTCATCTCGAATCTCATCGCCGGCATCATCCCGGTGAAGGGCAACCCGTCGACCATCGTCCAGGAGGTCACGGGCAAGGGCGCGAGCCCGGAAATGTATCAGGAGGTCGAGACCTGGTACAAGCGCGCCTACGAAATCACCGGTGTCTCGGCGCTGTCGGCAACGGCCGAGAAGCCCGAGGGCATTTCGAGCGCCGTCGCCCTGCGCGAACTGCTCGACCGCGAGGACATGCGGTTTTCCCCGGTGGGCCAGCAGTACGAGCGGTTCTTCGTCGACATCGGCGCCTCGGTCATCGACGCGATCGACGAGTTCCAGCAGGACGACAAGAAACGGAAGTTCGTCGTGCAGGTCCCGGGCGACAAGTTCGTCGAGAAGATCGACTGGGCGAGCGTCAACCTCAAGAAGACGCAGTACGTGATGAAGCCGTCGCCCACCTCGACGCTGCCGACCACCCCGGCGGGCAAGCGCGAGTACGCGATCGAGCTCTACCAGGCGGGCGGCATCACCCGGGCGCAGTTCCTCGAGATGCTCGAGCTACCCGACACGACCGCCAGCGTGTCGCTCCTGACGGCGGCGCTCGAGTGCGTGGAGCGCGACATCGAGAACATCCTCGACCACGGCGTCTACCGCTCGCCGGAGCCCCTCGGCGACCCGCAGCTGACGTACGACTTCGCACTCATGGCGTACCTGCGCGCGCGCAACGAGGACGTGCAGGAAGACCGCCTCGATGCCATGCGCCGCTACATCGACGAAGCCCGCGAAAACCTCGGCCAGAAGCAGGAGCAGCCTGCGCAAGCCGCGGCACAGCCGCCCCAGGCTCCGGTGATGCCAGGTGCGCCCGCTCCGATGCTGCCGCCGCAGCCGCCCGGCCCGCCCGGCGGGATGCCGGCTGACCCGATGGCGATGGACCCGAGCGCCGCGCCTCCGGTGCTGGCTGCTCCTGCCGTCGAGCCGCCGATTCCCGTCGCCGCGTAGGGGCCAATTTGTCCATGGGGTGAATGGACACCCCGACGGCAGAGCAGCCAGCCGACACCTCTTCCGCGGACGGCGCCCCGGCGCCGGTTTCAGCCGGAGCAACCGCGGACAAGATCCTCGAAGCCGCGGCGTCGTCCGGGGCAGAGGCGAAGCCGCAGCCTGAAAGGCCCGCCGAGCCGCCCAAGCAGAAGATCGCCCCCGAGGTCGCCGCGATCGCCAAGCGCGAGCGGGCCATCACGACCCGCGAGCGCGAGGTCAGGGAGCAGGCTGCCGCTGCCGAAGCCCTCGCCGCCAAGTACAAGCCGCTCGCCGAAGCCATCGAGAAGCGCGACGTCCGCACCCTCATCAAGCTCACCGGGGCACCGTTGCCCGACGTCATCGAGGCGCTCTCACAGCTCGACGAAGAGCCCGCCCCGGCCGAGCCGACGCCCGCCGAGATAGCTCGCGCCGAGGCGCAGAAGCTGTTCGACGAGCAGAAGGCCGCCGAGAAGGCAGCGGCCGAGAAGGAATTCAACGAGCGATACGAACGCACAGTCACCGCCAAGACCGCGGAGATTCAACGGCTGGCAGCGTCGGATACGGACCGCTGGGAGCGGCTGTCCGTGGACGACACCGTCGAATGGGAGCAGGACGGAAAGCGCGAGCTCGTCCCGTTCCAGACCGCAGCGTGGCGGCTGATCGAGCAGTGGCACGCCGAGACCGGCCAGGTCCTCAAGCTCGAAGAGGCCCTGGACGAGATCGAGGCGCTCCAACTCGCTCGGCACGAGCGTATCGCGAAGGGGAAGAAGCTGGGCGCTTCTGCCTCGAAGGACAAGAAGCCCACCGAAGCAGCCAGCGCGACGAAGGAACCGGCGAGAGCAGCGACGCCGACCATCAGCAACCGAGACGGTGGCCGCACCGTGGTCGATGACTCCGACGAGGACGAGTCGAACCACATCGCGGGCCTGCCGGACTCTGCGCGCATCGAACGCGCCATGCGGAAGGCCGGAATAGCCGCCTAGCCCGCGTGTGCCGCTCGCTGCGCGCGCCGAAAGGACGCGCGCCATGCTTCAGAAGACCAATTTCGACGCATTCTTCAAGGAGTACTGGGTCCCCGAGCACACCGACGTGCTCGACTACGAGGACCACCCGTTCCTGAGCCAGATCCCGAAGGACGAAGAGGCGGGCGGGGAGTACCTCGTCGTCCCGATCGATCTCGACGACGGCCCGGACGGTGGCCCTGACTTCGACGAGTCGCAGGACATCGCCGCGAACAACGCTTCGCTCAAGCGTCAGTTCCAGTTCGATTGGGTCGAGGATTTCGAGATCTGCCGCATCAGCAACAAGGTGCTGCGCCTGTCGCGCAACGCCCCGAAGCTGGCGCTGCAGAAGGCCGCGCGCGAGCGCGACAAGTCTCGTCGCCGCCTCGCTCATCGCCTTCACCGGAACCTCTGGCGCACGGGCTACGGCGAGATCGGGACGATCTCCAGCTCGACGACGCTGACGACGAAGGTCATCAAGCTGACCGACCCGCTGGACGCGAGGAACTTCCGCATCGGCCAGCGCCTCGTCTTCGCCGCCAGCATCACGGGCGCGCTGCGGGACTCGGCCGACTACGTGACGGTCACCAAGGTCGACGCGGACGCCGGTGAGATCACGACCGACGCGCCGACGGACCTCGCGACCAGCATCACGGGTATCGCGACGGGCGACACCATCTTCCTGCGGAAGCACCGCGGGACTGGCGCTTCCCCGACGATCCTGAACATCCAGGGCGTTCCGTCCTGGGTGCCCGACACGACGCCGACCGCGGGTGACGCCTTCGGTCTTACCTCGGTCGACCGCTCGGTCTGGCCGGACCGTCTCGCCGGGTCCCGCTACCCGGCGGCGACGACCGCGTCGGGCGCTCGCTCCGAGGTGTTCCTTCGCGCGATGGCCCACTCGGCCAAGCTCGAGAAGCACTTCACCCACGTCTACGCCAACCCGGACATTTACGGCGACCTGCTCATCGAGCTCGAGGGCCGCTACCAGACCGTGAAGGAGAAGGGCGCGGGCCGCATCGGCTTCACGGCCATCGAGATCCCGGTCGGCTTCGGCTCGGGCGCGGTCCGCATCATGAGCGAGCCGGGCATCAAGGCCAAGCGCGCGTACTGCCTCCGGCTCAAGAGCTGGAAGCTGCACTCGGCGGGTCCGATGATCCAGAACGATCTCCAGCACGGGACGGGGATCGACATGTCGGCGGCGTCGGCTGTCGAGTACCGCGACGTCTTCACCGGCGCGGTCTCGTGCAACGACACCAAGGACAACATGGTCATCAAGTTCACCTGATGACCGCTGGGATCCGGGGGTCGGGTGACCGACCCCCGGGTTCCGCTGTCCACGAAAGGACGCCATCATGAACAGGGTTTTCCGCAGCGACATGTCGACGCTGGTCCCGGGTCTTCGGATCCTCAGCGCGAACTTCACCACGACCACGTCGGGCGCCATCAGCGGCACGACGGCGACCGGGTTCGGGATGACCGTCGTCAAGACGGCGTCGAAGACCGGCCGCTACACTTGCCAACTGGTGAACCAGGACGGCTCGGCCGCCGACGCGCTCGCCTTCATCGGGGCGATCGTCAACGTGGTCGGACCCGACGACGCCGCGCTCACCACCACGAAAGGCCTCGTCGCTGTCGTCCGCGACATCGACATCGGCGCGGGAGCGCAGGACGGGACGGTCGAGATCCAGTTCGTGCAGACGAACGCGGGCAACGCCGACACCGAGGTCCAGGACGGCGCGTCCGTCTACATCACGCTTCTGCTCCGCGACCGCGACGGCGTGACGGGGTAAGCCGATGAAGGGCGGATTGGCAGCGATCATCCTCGAGATGAAGAAGAAGCGCGGGATGGAGGGCAAGCCTTCCAAACCCGCGCCGGCCGAGGCCGCCGAGCCCGAGGAAGGCGAAGTGGTCGAGGACGAGGCCACCGAGGGCGCCGACGAAGAGGCGGCCATGGGCGAGTTCATGGACGCTGTCGACGCGGGCGACAAGGGCGCGGCGCTCGAAGCGTTCAAGGCGCTCGTCTCGGCCTGCCAGCCGAAGGAGTGACGTGCCGGCGACGCTGGCCCAGCTGAAGACCCGATCGTACCGACGGGCCGACAAGGAGAGCGATCCCCATGTCGGCCCGTCGGAGGCGACCGACCTCATCAACGAAGGGTACGCCGAGCTGTGGGACCTGCTCCTGCAGGCGAACGAGCACTACTTCGACGACGAGGCGACCTTCACCATCGCGAGCGGCGCTTCCACCGCGGCGCTGGGGACCATCGTCCCGTCGGCAACGGTGCAGAAGGTCGTCACCGTCCAGCGGCTCGGCAACGGCACGACGACCTACGGTCCCGTGCTGCCGCAGCTCATGGCGGGCGAGCGGGGGCTCGTCGACGAGCTGTCATGGGAGGTCGTCGGCGCCAACATCCGGTTCGAGCCCGTCGAGCAGGCACCCGGGTCCTACAAGATGGCCTACGTCCCGGCGTTGACAGCGCTCGTTGTCGACAACGACCAGATCCACTCGCGCATCATGCCCGGGTGGGAGGAGTTCATCGTCTGCCACGCAGCGGCGATGATGCTCGGCAAGGAAGAGTCCTCGACGAAGGACGTCCTGGCCCGCAAGGACGCGCTGGCCTCGCGCATCGCCACCGCGGCGAACGGCCGCTCGACCTCGACCCCGAAGCGGGTGGCCGACGTTCGCGGCGCGCGCAAGTTCCGCTTCATGAGCCGAAGCGGCTACCCGGTGGAGTAGCCCGATGGCCCTGCCGGGACTGCCGAAGACGGGCAACGACGCGATCGACCGGGCGCTCGCGCAGATCGAGCGCGCCATGGCCGTGCTCGATGACGCCAATATCTGGCGCAACGCCACGGTGCTGAAAGACGTGGTGCTGACGACGACGGCCAAGGACGTCGCCCATGGTCTCAATCGAGTCCCGCAGCGCTGGGCGGTCATCGACCGCAACGCGAATGCGGTCGTCTACCGCAGCGGCAAGGCAACGGCCGAATCCATCCCGCTCAAGGCATCCGCCACCGTCACCGTGACGCTGGTGATTCGATGAGCCTCGAAGCCGCCACCATCCCGCTGCTCTTCCGGCCGCTCAACACGAAGCTCGACTCGAAGACAGCGGGGTCGGTCGCGTTCTTCGACCTGCTCGAGAACCTGCGCGCTCGCAAGATGACCAGCCCCGAAGGCGCGCTCGAACTGGTGAAGCGCTACGGCACGGCGGCGCTGACGCGCGACATCGACGCCCCGGCGAGCTTCTACAGCGGCCCGTCCAGCATCTCGGCAGCCGTCCGGGCCAGCGTGCTCGGCGACGAGCTTCTACTGGCTGACGGGACCTGGCTGCACTCCTACTCGTCGGCCGTGTCGAAGTGGCGCACCCGCGGACGGCTCACCACCTCCAGCGCGACGGTGAGCCGCATCGGGATGGTGTCGTCGGGCAGCTCGACCAAGCCCGACGTCGACGTCGCGTACGCCGGTGGCGTTTTCGTGTACACCGTCTGGAAGGGCGCCGGGGCTTTCTGGCTCTACGTCGTGAGCGCCACGACCGGCGAGGTCATGTCCGTAGGCACCGGGGCGGGCGCCGCGTCGGTGCCGCTGTCGATCTCGGGCCAGAGGCCGCGTCTGGCCGCTGTCGGGACGAAGATCCTGGTCTTCTACCACGACGGCGCGGCGAACCTGCATCTTCAGATCATCGACTCGGCGACCCCGACGACCATCGGGGCAGCGACGACCATCGCGACGGATGCCCATGCCACGCTCAAGTGGGACGTCACGGTGGACACCACGAACAGCCGCGCGCTCGTGGCCTACCGGAACAACGGCGCGACGCTGTCCTTCCGCTCGTTCAACTCGTCGGGCACGCAGATCGCCACGAACAGCAACGGCGCAGCCCCGGACACCGCGATCGGGTGGCTGGCGCACTCCTGGAACGACGGCAACGCCTACGTCGCCTACGTCAACTCGGCCGGCGGCGTCATCGCGCAGACGGTCTCGGCGTCGACCTTCGGTTTCTCCGGGTCGACGACCATCGACGCGACGGCAACGACCGCCCGATCGGTGACCGGTGTCTTCGCAAACGCCCTGCCGACGGTCGTGTGGGAGATCCCGAACGCCACAACGCATCTGCAGCGTACGAGTTACCGGGTCGGCTCGACGGGCTCAGTGACGGACTTCGTCCGCGGGTTCGGGCTCGCCTCGAAAATGTGGCGTACGAGCGCGGGGCGGTACTTCTGCGCGATCGCCTACGAGGGCGCTGCGCAGCGGACGGCGCTGATCGTCGAGTTCCGCGGGGCACCGGGGGACGCCGACAAGGCGATCGTCGGGACGCCGCTCATCGGCGATGCCGCGGGGCTCACGCAGACGGGCGGGCTCTTGCCGTCGGTCGCGT